TAAGTTATTACAGTATAACGACCGTAACGGCGTAGTTAATGCGAGATATCACCCGTTATATAAGGTCTTACATGATAGACCTAATCCGTATATGACGAGCGCGGTATTTTGGTCCACTATGGAGTATAACCGAAATCATTACGGTAACGCTTACGCCTGGATCCAGGGAGCCGGAGAAAAAATTCAGCTATGGATATTACCGAGTAACGAGGTCGAAATGTGGTACGACGACGCTTGTATATTAAGCGACATACCGGATATTTTTTACCTTTACTCGAAAGGTGGTAAGCTCTATAAGTTTGGATCCGAGGAGATTATCCACTTAAAAGGGTCTAACACTCTAAACGGATTACAAGGTATATCCGTACAAGAGCAATTAAAAGCGACTATCGGCGGTAATCTTAAAGCTCAAAACATGGTTAACAAAATGTACTCGAGCGGTTTTACCGCTAAGGCGGTCTTAAATTACACCGGCTCGTTAAGTGACGCGAACGTCGAGACATTGGTTAAAAATATCGAGTCTTACGCTAAAGGTGGTCTTAAGGATAAGGGAGTCGAGAATGTAATCCCGATCCCGTTAGGCTTTAAGTTGGATCCTCTTAACGTTAAGCTCGCGGATAATCAGTTTATCGAGGTTAAACAGTATACCGCGTTACAAATTGCGAGCGCGTTCGGGATTAAACCGTATCAGATCGGCGACTATACGAAATCGAGTTACGCGAGCGCTGAGGCTCAGCAACTTAGTTTTTATGTCGATACATTGCTCTACATAATTAAACAATACGAGGAGGAGCTTACTTATAAGCTCTTATCAGCGGAGGAGATCGAGAGCGGTCTCCATTTTAAGTTTAACGTAGCGGTAATTTTGAGAGCAGACCTTAAGACTCAGATCGATAGCTTATCGACCGCGGTTAATAGCTTTATTTACACACCGAACGAGGCGAGAGCTTTACTCGATCTCGAGGCGAAAGAGGGAGGAGATAGACTCCTCGGCAACGGTGCAAGTATCCCGGTAGAATGTACCGGATCACAATATACCGACGGTAACGAGGTTACTCCAGGCGAGGAGGAGACGGTCGAATCGGATCCGGCGGAGATTATCTCGATTATCGAGGCGATCCGCTCCGGTAAGATCACCTACGAGCAAGGATTAGCTATTATAACCGTAACGATTGGATACGATGAAGATACCGCGCGGACGCTTTTAGGCGATCCGGCGGAATTTGAGAATCCGGAGGAAGATATACCGGACGACGGAGATACGTCCGACGATAATCAGGAATCTACTCCGGAAGATAATACGGAGGAAACTCCGAACGAGGACGATACTGAGGAAGAATCGGAGGAGTCCGAAGATAGTGAGTAACTCGTTAATCGAGTCTCTATAAAATTCTAGGGAAAGGAGGAATCTAAAAAATGCCTAGTGATTATAGTAACGACTTTAATAAGTCGGAGCGTGAGGGTTTGGTAACTAAATCCGCCGACGTGTCAATCCAGGAAGTAACCGACGAGGAGCTTAAGAAAATCAATAAGCTAACTCTCGAGCCTCTAAAGGCGGAGGAGGTCTTTACTTTCAAAATGTCAATGTGTGACAACGAGACCGACGATCGTAATTACGAGCCGTTTAATCTTAATGCACTTAAAGACATGAAAAAGTTATACGTCGGTAAGACGGTAATAAAAGACCATTGGAGAAAAGCGGATAACCAGGTCGCTAGAGTTTACGATACCGAGTTAATTTACGAGGAGGGTAAGCTCACGAAAGCCGGGGAGCCGTTCGCGAGATTGGTTGCTAAATGTTACATGATTAAGACCGCTAGTAACGCGGATTTGATCGCGGACATTAAAGCCGGAATTAAGAAAGAAGTCTCCACCTCATGCCGACCAAAAAAGGCGGTTTGCTCGATTTGTGGAGTCGATAATATGAAATCGTATTGCGCTCATTTTTGGGGTAAGGAGTACGAAAAAGCAGACGGTACGAAAGCGACCTGTTACTTTACTCTCGACGGAGTAAAAGAGGCTTACGAGGTTTCGTTTGTAGCGGTACCGGCACAACCTAGAGCCGGCACTACTAAGAATTACGGAGGAGTACCGGAAGAAAAGCCGGTTAATTCCAACGAATCAATTAATGATGATAAGGACTTAGAGACTAATCTTAAGATTAAAGCTCTCGAGTCCTTTATTTTTTCTCAAAAAGAAAAGGAGGATAAAGAGAATGAATAAGAAAATGAGAGAACTCATGGCAAAGATCCAGGCTAAGACCGCAGAGGCTAAGGCTTGCATGGAGGAAGAAACAAAGGACATTATCAAGGCTAACGAGTTAATGGACGAGGTAGAGGCGCTTAAGTCTGAATATGAGGCGGAAAAGCGTATCTACGAAATGGAAAAGGAGACTAACACTCCTACCGAAAAGGATTTCGCGGAGGCTCAAAAGAGCGAGAAAGAATTAAGCGAAATTACCGCGTTTGCTAAGGCTATCCGAGGCTTTATTAAAAAGGGATTAGTTGAGGGCGTAGACGAGGACGGCGGTTATACCGTTCCGGAGGACGTATCTACTAAGATCGAGCATTATAAGGACGTAGATTACTCCTTAGAGGCTGATATTGATGTAGTACCGGTTACAACTAACAAGGGATCCCGTACTTATCAGAAAAAGGGCGAGGTAGATACTTTCGTAGATATCGACGAAAACGGCGAGATCACTAACGAGATTGAGGCTCCTAAGTTTGAGAGATTACCTTACGCTATCCAGGATAGAGCCGGATTTATGCCGGTATCTAACGATTTAGTTAACGATTCGGACGCTAATATTATGAATATTGTCGCTGAGTGGTTGGCTAAGGCGGATATCGCTACAACTAACAAAAAGGTACTCGAAAAGGTAGCGGAAAAGGCTCAGATCGACCTCGTAAACCTGGACGGTATTAAGAAAGCGGTTAACGTTACATTAGGTCAAGCGTACAAGAACGGCGCTAAGATCTATACAAACGATGACGGATTGAATTACCTGGATACATTAAAGGACGAAAACGGTCGTTACTTACTGAATCCGGATCCTACTAATCCGGCTCAATTACAGTTACGTTGCGGTACTACTGTATTACCGGTTAAGGTCTTACCTAACAAGGTTTGGGCGTCTACGGGTACTAAGGTACCGTTTATCATGGGTAACTTATTCGACTACGTTCGTAAGTACAACCGTCAGCACATGAGTATTAAGGCGTCCGATGTTGCTACTATTGGAGCATTTAACGCGTTTGCTATGAATATGACATTATTAAGAGCTATCGTCCGCGACGATTACAGAGTTAAGGACGTAGACTCTATCGTACATGGTTATATCGATACCTCGGTAGTAGCGGGGGAATAGTATCCCTCGCCGATAATAACGGAGACGGCTCATATAGTGAGGAGGAGTTGAACGCCTTAACAAAGGCTCAGCTCCTCACGCTCGCTAGTGAGTTAGGGATCGAGGGAGTAAATACGTCTCAGACTAAAGCGGTAATTATCGAAACCATTCTCGCGAACTTATAAAGGAGGGGTAAATCATGCCTACATTAGAGGAGGTACTCGCGTACCTGGGAATTGATTACGCCGACGATATGGTTAAGACGAATATTAATCGTTGTATAAAAACGGCGGATTCTTACCTTAAAGGATCTATCGGCGTGAATTATCCGACCGAGGATCCCAGGGTTAAGGAATTAGCCTTAATTTTTATTGGCGATTTATACGACAATCGCGGAATGATTGAAAAGGTAGCCGGTAACGTCCGGCGATTAGTAGACGATATGAGTCTACAACTGAAATTAGAGTTAAGTCGTAGCTCCTCGGAGAGTGAGGAGGTGTAGTCGTGACATTCGATAAACCTATAATCATTCAAAAGGTGGACGAGGCTACGGAGTTATGGACGGACTTATATCCCTTACACGCTAAGGTTAATAAATCCAACGGCTCCGAGTATTTGAACGCCGGAGGAAATCAATCGAAATCGACTCGCGTATTCGAGGTCCGGTATTTTAAGGACCTGGAGGCGATCGACGACGATCGAGGCTCGTATCGGATAATCTACCGAGGACGAGTTTACGACATTCGAGATTATGACGATTATCTCGAAAAACATAAGACCGTTAAGCTCCTGGGGGTGTTAGTGAATGGCTAATACTTCTATTGAGAATTTACCGGAGGCTATCGGACGAGAATTAACTCAGTATTCCGATCAAGTCGCTAAGCAAGTAAAAGAGGAAACTCTTAAGGCTATGGATTCTCTAGTCGAGAAAACGAAAGCGACCGCGCCGGTCGGTAAGCGTAAAAAGCATTATCGAGCTAACATAACCTCGAGGGTTTTAAGTGAAAATAAACGAGCGATAACGACGCAATGGTATGTAAAAGGGTCCGATTATCGCTTATCTCATTTATTGGAACACGGTCACGCATTAAGAGACGGAGGTCGGTACGAGGGTACCGGCTTTATTAGTAAAGCCGAGAGCGAGGTTATCGAGCGATACGAAAAGGCAATCGAGGAGGTATGTAAGAATGGTAAATAGAATATTAACCGGAGCCGGTTTCGTGCTTAACGAGACTTATAAAGAGACTCGATTCTTAAAGCCTCCTAAAAAGACTTACGCGGTTTACGATGATACTCGACTCTCCAGGGGACCGGACGGATTGAATCTCATAATCGAGCATGACGTCCGAGTCGAGCTTTACGAATACGCTCCGGATCCGGAGGCTGAGACTCGAATCGAGAACGAGCTAGACTCTCTCGGTATTGAGTATACGAAAAATTCTCGTTATTGGATCCAGGAGGAGCAATTATACCAGGTAATCTATGAATTTAGTTACATAGAAAAGAAAGGAGCATTAATCAATGGCTAATGGAGTAAGTACAAAAATTACATTAGGCTCCGGTAAGCTCTACTTAATGGAGTTTACCGGTGAAGTACCGGAGACAGACGTTATTTGTGTACCGGAGAATCAGCTCGCCTATATTAAGGGAGGCGCTACTTTAGAGTATTCGCCTACTTTCTACGAGGCTAAGGACGATCTCGGTTATTGTATTAAGACAATTATTACCGAGGAGGAGGCGTTACTTAAGTCCGGTATTATGACTTTTACGGGCAATACCTTAGAGAAGTTATGCGATACCGCTCGAGTAACCGAGGACACAACTAAGAAACTCCGTATCGTTAAATTTGGCGGTATCGGTAACGCTAAGCGCGCTCGTTATCTGATTTGTTTCCACCATGAGGATCCAATCGACGGCGACGTATGGATTATTATTGTCGGTAACAATCAGAGCGGATTTTCGCTCGCGTTCGTTAAGGACTCAGAGACCGTTATCGACGCGGAATTTAAGGCGTTAGCCCAGGACGACGAGGGTACTCTTATTAAGTACATCGAGGAAGATTCGACAATCGGCACAACGGACGCCGGCTAAAAAGTTAATTAAGGTTTTGTAAGCGGAGGGAGCTAATTTCCTCCGCTTATTTATTGAATTAGGAGGTTTATACAATGGCAAAAGCGATCAATTTTAACACAGTCAAAAAGGAACATTTTACGGTCACTCTACCGGACAAGGATAGGACGGTTTTATTAATTAGTACACCTAATAAGAGTCTATTAACCGAATTAATTACGATTAAGGACTCGGTAGCACAACTTAAAGAGGAAATCAATGCCGAGACAATGGATACACTTTTCGACATTTGCGCTAAGTTAATGAGTCGTAATAAAGGCGGAGTAGATATCACATCGGAATTTTTATCCGAAATATTCGACCTGGAGGACGTGCTTATTTTCTTAACCGGATATATGGAGTATGTCCAGGGTCTAGCAAGCTCAAAAAACTAAAGATCCCTTACTATCCGTTAGAGGAAAGTGAGGGCGAACAATACGACATTTTGACATATTGGGAGCATTTGGTCTCAGAGTATACCGGTCTCAATATGTGGGAGGTCGAAGAATTAGACTATATCGACTACTTACAACTCCGGAAAGACGCATTTATCTATAAAATGCGACAAACGGAAAAAGGTAAGGAGTATTTAGATAATGCTTACCGCCTGGAGCAGACAAAGCCGGAACGTAAGCGATTAAGAGATCAATTCGGAAAGGAGGGTTAATCATTGGCTAATAAACGTATCAGCGGTATCACGATCGAGATCGGCGGAGATACCTCCAAACTTGGAAAAGCGTTAGATAAAAGCGAGAAAGAAAGTAGATCGCTCCAGGTTGAGTTAAGACAGATCGAGAAGTTATTAAAATTCGATCCTACTAATACGGAGTTATTAACGCAAAAACAAAAAGCACTCGCGGAAATGGTAGACGCGACGAGCGACAAACTTAAAACCTTAAAAGAGGCGGAGGCGCAAGTCGTCGAGCAATTCGAACGAGGCGAGATCGGGGAGGATACGCTTAGAGCGTTTCAGCGTGAAATTATTAAAACCGAGAACGAATTAGAGAATATGTCCGCCGAGTTAAAAGTAGCGACGCGAAATCTCGAAGAATTTGGGGATAATAACGGCGTTAGAAATGAACTCGAGGGATTAGGCGAGGAGGCGGAAAACGCCGGAGATAGTGCGGTACAAGGTAGCGAGGGATTTACCGTTATGAAAGGCGCTCTCGCCGGGTTAGTTGCCGAGGGTATCGCTCTCGCGATTGAGGGATTTAAGAATCTCGCGGTATTAGCGAACGATTTCGATAAAGCCTCGAATACTCTACAAGCTCAGACCGGAGCAACCGCCGAGGAAATGGCGGAGCTAGAATCCATAATGGAGGATATCTACGCTAATAATTTGGGCGAATCAATCGACGATGTAGCTCAGAGCATGGGATTAGTTAAGCAACAAACCGGATTAGCCGGGGAAGAACTCCAAAAGGCGACCGAGAACGCTCTCGTTATGCGTGATACTTTCGATATGGACGTTAACGAGTCAATTCGAGCGGTTAACTCTCTTATGAATCAATTCGGTATCGACGCGGATACCGCTTATAATTTAGTAGCCCAGGGTGCGCAAAAAGGATTAAACCAAAACGGCGATCTCCTGGATACGATTAACGAATATAGCGTACAATTTGCCTCCGCCGGTTATAGTGCTGAGGATATGTTTAATATGTTAGCAAACGGCGCGAGTGAGGGTACTTGGTCGATTGATAAGTTAGGTGACGCGGTAAAGGAATACAATATCCGTTGGCACGATCAGACCGCTAACGAGGCGTTATCAGCTCTCGGATTTAACGCCGAGGAAATGGCTAACAAAATGAACGAGGGAGGAGCTACCTCCGCCCAGGCTATGCAAGAGGTTATAATGGCTCTTTCCGGTGTTGAGGACGAGCAAGAGCGATATTTGTTAGGTCAACAATTAATGGGTACCATGTGGGAGGATTTAGGGGAGGACGCCGTTCTCGCCTTAATGAATACCCAGGGCGAAATTAAAGCGACCGCGGATACGCTCGAAACCATTAACGAGGTCAAATATGACGATATAGATTCGGCTATGCAAGGTCTAGGACGTACTTTACAAATGGACGTAGTAAAGCCGATCGGAGACGAGCTTACTCCGGCAATCGGAGAAGTTATAGACGCGTTAGGCGATATGGCGAACGGTACCGAGGGAGCGAGTGAGGCTCTAGGCGACTCAATTAGTAATTTATTACTTGACATTGTAGATACGCTTTTAGAGTATTTACCGAAACTCTTAGAGGTTGGTACAACCTTAATAATCAGCTTAACCGAG